CAAACGCTAGTTCAGCGGGATGCGATGGTAATTAAAACCAACAAAGTGAATGAATATAAAAGTTTTGTTGATACGCAGTTAAACGATGCAGCCGCCGAGCGGGGTTATGACAGCATTATAAGCGCTTGTTCATATGCGGTGACGGGTTCAACTTATTATGATGATGGTATCTATTTTGTAAATTTGCGGGATGCTGTTTGGACTGAATATGCAGAGATATGTAGCTCGTACATGGATGATATGAGCGACATTACCAGCGCCTTGTTTGCGGGCGATATAGTTAGCAAAAGAACTTAACAAAAGGATCTAGGAATGACAGAGAAAAAAACAAACGTCATTACAGTCAACGACAAAGAATATGATGTTGATGTAATGACCGACACTCAGAAAACGCTATTGAGCCACGTTACAGATTTGGAGCGTAAGATTGGCAGCACACAGTTCAATCTTAACCAACTGGTGGTCGGTCGTGATGCGTTTGCAGGACGCCTTGTAGCGGCGTTAGAAAATCCAGACGCTGAAGAGGAAGCAGCGTAATTTCTGCATATACCCCCTTGCAATTACACTTAACAAAGTGCTATACTGATCACATTAAGATCACTTAACTAAGGCACATTATGCAGAACAGAAATACTGTTCTCGACTGCCTCTACCTTTTCAATAAATCGGACTTTCACAAACAATACACTCTTTCAGAGTTTAACATTTATTGTTTGATTCCGCTGATCCAAAACAAAGCGTATCTTTTTTACGAAGATGATCAGCCTGTCGGATTTGTGACATGGATATGGCTTACGCCTGAAGAGGCAGTCGAATTTTTAGCAGAACGCTGGATACCTAACGAAGAGGTATGGAAGCGCCCCGACATTATCGATGACCGCTACCAACTTTGGGGCATCGATTTCATCACCCCATTTGGACATTCGACGAAAGTGATGCGGGGGATGATGAAACATTCGCAATCAATTTTGGGCAAAAGAGTTCCAGCCAATTGGCGCAGGTTTAAGCAGCCAAAAAGAAAACACACAAAGGAGTTTTAACATGAGTGGCGGCGGCGGTAGCACAACAGTAGATGGCGCTCTATCGGAAGAGCAGTTTCAGGATCTTGCCGATAACCAAGTTGGCATATCTGGGCAGATTACGGATGAATCGGCGGCTGCAAAAAAGCGTTATGACACGTTTGATAAATCGCTTGGTACGGTTAATGCAAATGCAATAGCCGCCAAAAATAATGCTAACGCCGCCAAGGATGCGTCTAACTCTGGCTTTGCTAATTTAAACCGCACTCTCACGGCGCAGCAAAACTCAGCAAACTCTGGTCGAAAAGCATATTACGACAACCTTAAAAAGGCGATGGAGACAAATACTGGTGGCTTGCAAACATCTTTGGATGCTGGTTTTGCGGCGGGTCAGGATAGATTTGATACATTAGATACTAGTTTAGGCGGTGTTCAGGACGCCGTGGATACAGGAGTTACAAGCTTAACAGACGATGTGGGCAATGTACAAACTTCCCTAGACGAGGGTTTTACTACCGCAGGTACACGTTTTGATACTTTAGATACAGGCCAATCAACTGCGGCTACTACTGCGGCCAATAATGCAGAGGCTATCGGTACTCAGTTAACTAATACGCAAGCAAACGTGCTAGGTGGTCAGGGGGCCATCCAAAGTAACTTAGATGTAATGTCTGATACTGCGGATGCTTATGCGTCACAGAGCCTTACTAACCAAGACGCCCTGCAAACTGGGCAAGATAATTTTGTCAGTAGCTTTGATACTTATGTGGATCGTTATAGCCAGGACGCAGAAATAGCGCAGCAATCACGCTCAGACTTAGCTACAGCACAAGCCAATCAGACTGACCGTTTGCGAGAAGATCTGGGAAGCTTTGCTCAAGCAGCGGCTACGGGTCAGGGTGCTATAGCCAATCAAATCGGAACTCTAGGTGAAGGTACTGCGGCTGGATTTGATGCCCTTGGATCTGCGGTGGGTACAGGCTTCTCAGACGCCTCGATGCAGGATCAACAAGCGGCAGCTAACCTAACAACCCGCCTTGGCAATGTTAGCAAACTAATCGACTCGAGCTCTGCTAACTTAGATGCAAATACACAGGCTCAATACAGCAAGCTGTTTAGTTCTTTTGACGAAAACGGAACGCTCATAGCCAATAGCATTTCCGAAAACGGCAACACAATACAACGCCGTTTTGACGATCAGGGCAACATCATAGAAACTTCTTTTGACGCTGCGGGAAATCAAGTCGGCAGCGTGTCGATGGATGTTAACACGATGCTGTCGAATGCTGAGTCATATCAGTCATCTTTGACAGGTCAGATTGGGCAGCTAGGCTCAGACATAGGCACAGGATTTCAAGCCACTTCCTCTGCTCTGGGTTCTGGATTTGCTGGAGCTTCTGCGGCAGGGGCTGCAAATCAAAGCAATTTAGTCAGTCAGCTTTCATCCCTAGACAATCTAATTCAAACATCCTCTGGTAATATAGATCAGAACCTTCTTAGCCAGTACACTAGACTGTCCAATGCATTCGATGAAAATGGCAATTTAATAACTAATTCCATTGGGGATCAGGGGCTGACAATTTCCCGTGCCTTCGATGCCCAAGGCCGTGTCATAGAAACGTCATTTGATTCATCCGGTAATCAGGTTGATTCTGTTTCAATGGATGTCTCTAGGATGCTTTCTGATGCAGAGGCGTATCAAAATTCACTTACAGGGCAAATAGGTCAACTATCGTCGGATGTAGGCGCTGGATTTACAGGCGCTGCGGGGCAAGTAAATCAGCTTGGCTCAGATCTATCTTCTGGTCAGCAAGGCCTAATGACGGGGCTGGACACGGCAAGTTCAAACTTCGACTCCAGCATCCAACAACAGTATAACGCTCTGTCACAGAATATGGCGGACCAAGGCATTGATATTAACAATGTTCTGGCTACTGGCTTTGATGCAAATACAAACAGCCTAAATTCAAACGCCCGTGACCTGTTAATGCTAGGATCTCAAATCACAGGCTTAGATGCTTCTGTGGCATCCGACTTTGCCACCGTATCCTCTGCTTTTGATAGTCAGGGCAATTTAATTGGATCGACTGTAGACGAATTAGGCAACACAGTAACCAACCAGATCGATCAGCAAGGCACCCTAATAACCAGTAAATTTGATAGTACAGGCCAGCTAATTGATCAAAGCCAGACTAACATCCAGAATACTATGGCCCAAGCTTCTCAAGCACAAATGCAGCTTCAAACCAGCCTAGCCGACACTACTACGGCTACGCTGGATCAACTTGGCTCCAGCATGGATCAAGGCTTTGCTGCAATTAATACCGACCAGCAAAATGCATTTAGCAACATTGATCAAAGCTTTAACCAACAAAATAATACGCTGGATGCGCAAACTAAAAATATAGCTGCGGTAGCGGCAGAGCAGGGCGACATTGATCAGCAATCTCGAAATGAATTTAAGCAAATTTCTAACGCTTTTGATGATCAGGGCCAGCTAATAACCAACACAGTAAACGAGAACGGCACAACAATTTCACGGGCCATAGACGCAAACGGAAATCTATTGCTCCGCAGTTTTGACCTGCAAGGAAATCGTTTGGGGGATCAAGTAGTTAACATCAACAGAAGCTTATATAATCTGTCACAACTCGACACCTATCAGGGAGCAAACATTTCGATGGGCAATCTTAGCCCTGCTATGTCTTCTGGTGCGCCTACCGATGGATTTGCTTCTCCCTTTGCAGTTACGAGGTAATTTAATGCATCCCACTAAAGTATCAAAAGATTGTGTAGAGCTTGTTAAAAAGTTTGAAGGTCTGCACAAAATTAAAGACGATGGCATGGTACACGCATATCGCTGCGTGGCAGGACGTTGGACTTGCGGATTTGGCGCAACCCGTGGCGTAAGGTCTGGCGTTAAATGGACAAAAGAGTATTGTGAACAACGTCTTATCGAAGATTTAGATGAACATGGTAAGATAGTAAAGAAGTACGTTAACGTACCTTTAACGCAATCTCAGTACGATGCTCTTACCTCATTTGTGTTCAATTTAGGCGGTGGTGCGTTCAGATCATCAACTTTGCTGAAGCGCCTGAACAGCGGAAATTACGACGATTGCCCAGAACAGATCATGCGCTGGAATAAAGCCCGTGTAGATGGCAAACTAACACCTCTTCGTGGGCTAACCCGTAGACGTTCCGCAGAGGCTGCTATCTTTGCCCGTGATGCACAGTTACCTTCTGACGAAGGTGGCCCAGCAATGCCACAGAAACCTACCGCAGAGGCTCCTAAATCTCTTGCTAAAAGTAAGACAATGGCAGGTGCAGGGATCGCTGGCGCAGCTACTGCAATG